CAAAACCAACCTGGCGTTTGCTCACGCGAGCGGCAGTCGGGTCTACGCGCTCTCTGGCACCATCGCCTCCCCGGCGACCAAAGACAGCCACAGCATCGCATTTCACGGAGGGGCGTTCCAGAACGCTGACCTTCAGGTTTTGGTCGATTCCGCGAAAGTCATCGACTTCTACAGCCCCGACTTCGAGAATCAGTACCGGGGGATCAGAGCGCGGGGAACCTCATACGAGGTGCATGTCCGCAACCTCGTGACGGGCGCCTACACCGAAGGAACGTCCAACGGCGAAGGCGAAGTCGAATCCGGGAGCAAAACGCTCTCGGGGGCCACCAAAACCTGGACCGTTGGGGACAAGGTCCACGGCCCGGGGATCGAACCCGGCACAACCATCGAAGCCGAAGTCGAAGCGGGTAAATACACCCTCTCCCTTGCCGCTGGCTTCACGGGGATCGAAGGCAAAGGGAAAATCCCCCTCATCAAAGGCGGCGAAGGAAACGGCTACATCGCCAAGTACGAAGGCACCGCCACGGGTTCTATCAGCGGCACCTACGAAGGCTTCTCCGACAACTACGTCGTCTCGAAAACCATCGAAGGCGGCCTGGACTCGCGGGGCCTGCACCCCCTCAGTGGTCTGCGCTACGTGGTCTCCAATGGCAACACGCTCACGGGTGCTGCCAAAGAAGAAATCCTCACATACAACGTCCGCGAGTTCGTCTTCACCTCAAAATCCGCCGCTGTCAAAAAGATCAAGGGCATCCAGGGAACGGGCGAGCTGCTGATCCTCCGCAACGGCTTCACAGAAGCAATCGAACTTGCCAAAGGCGGCAACATCGGCCTGCCCGGCAAGGTAGCGGTCAAACTCGAACCGGGCGAAGCCAAGGGCGTCCTACGGACCGATTACGGCGAATACACATGGGTTCTAGTCGGATGATCTACCTGGCAATCATCGCGGCCCTCTCCATCGCGGCCCTCGTCTACGAGAAGCGCCAGAACACGACCCGCGAGAAGGAGTGGGCGCTGGAGCGCGGTGCGCTACTCACCCGCATTCAGCACCCGGAGTTCGTCGTCGCAGCCCCCGAGCAGCCCGTCACTCCAGACGAGGACTTTCTCACCTCAGAACCAGACGACATCGACCTTGTAGGAACCATCTCGACAGGAAGCGAAAATGGCGACGGCGACTGACTCAGCAGGCCAGCGGGCCGTATCCCAGATCGCCGGCTCCTCAAACGTTGCCGAGCTGAAGGACGAGTTCCGCAAATTCAAAGAGGCCCGCAACGCCTTTGAACCGGACTGGTTCCTCAACTCCGCCTTTTACGTGGGCCAGCAATGGCTCTACTGGAACCATGGACGCCTGGATAGGCCGAGACTCGCCAAGTACCGCGAGACCATTGTTGACAACCGCATCCTGCCGATAGTCACCGCCCGCGCCGCGCGGAAGGTCAAGAACCGCCCCAGCTTCGTAGCCACCCCCTTCACGGGCTCTGAGGAGGACGTAGACGCCGCCCGGATCACCGAGAAGGCGTTGGAGTATGACTGGGTATACCTCGACCTTCAGCAGAAGCTCTTTCAGGCCGAGCTGTTCGCAGAGATCGTCGGAGCGGGGTTCTGGAAGATCTACTGGGATTCGACCAAGGGTGAGTCGGCTGAAGTTGTGGTTGACCAGGGCGGCCAGCCGGTCGAACTCAACGGCCGAATCCTCAAGGCCCAGGACATCGGCCAGGCGGGGCTGCCTGAGGGGATGTCGGTCAAGAAGATCAACCTCGGCGACCCGGCCGTGGATGTGGTCTCGCCCTTCCACTTCTACCCCGACCCCCTCGCAACGTCGATGTCGGAGCTTGAGAAGTGCTACGAGGAGAAACTCCGCTCTCCCGAGTACGTCAAGCAGCGTTACGACATCGAATTGGAGCCTGACGCCGAAGTCACGGCGGGGCCGGTCGAGTCGCGCATGTTCTCCTCCCTGATGCCCGGGACGACTTCCGGCTACAAGGGAATCAAGGTCTATGAGGGCTGGACGAAACCCAACTCGGAGTTCCCAAAGGGCAAGCGGGTCGTCTGGGCCAAAGACCAGATACTCGAGGAGGACGACAACCCGACCGACGCGCTCCCCTACGTCATGTTCAGCGGCGTCAAGGTCCCCAATCGCTTCTGGCCCACCGCAATCACCTCCCAGCTTCGCGGCCCGCAAGTCAACCTAAACAAGATCGAGTCTCAAATACAGGAGAACGCCAACCGGATTGGCAACCCGGCCCTGATGAAGTCCCGCCAGGCCAACGTCTTCTACACGGGCGTCCCCGGCGAGGAAATCCTTTACGACTCCACGGTCCCCGACGCTATCCCCTCCTACCTGAACCCGCCCAACATGCCTCAGTACGTGGTGGACCAGGTCGAGCGGATCGAAGCGTCAATGGTCGAAATTTCCGGGCTGCATGAGGTCTCAAAAGCCACCGTACCCACAGGCGTCACGGCAGCCTCGGCTATCAACCTCCTTCAGGAGGCAGACGACACCCGCATCGGTCCCGAGGTTCAGGACATGGAGTTCTCCCTCGGGCAGGCCGGAACCAAGCTCGCCCGCCTTCGCGCACGGTTCACCACCGATGAGCGAATCCTGCGGATCGCGGGAGAGGATGAAAACTGGGACATCTTCGCCTTCCGGGGCGTGATGATGGGCGAGGAGCCTACGGTCGAGTGTCAGGCCGGCTCGGCGATGCCCCGCTCCGACGCCGCCAAGCAGGCGGCGATCCTGGAGATCCTCCAGACCATGTTCCAGTACGGGATGGCCCCGAATCAGCGCGACCTACGCAAGGTCTTCAAGGACTACCAGGTCGGCGCTCTGGATCAGTTGTTCTCGGGCCTCTCCACGACAGAGCAGCAGATCCAGCGTGAGAACCGGAATATGGCCCTTGGCGAAGCGGTGGACATCAACGCCTTCGACGAAGACCAGGACCACATCGACGGCCACGAGGAATTCCAGCGCTCCGCCCGCTACCTGCAACTCGAACCGCAGGTCAAGCAGCTAGTCGAACTCCACGTGAGCGCCCACCGCGAACGGATCAAACAGCAGGTCGACATGCAGGTCCAAGCACAGGCCGCAGCAGCGCAGGGCCAGATGGGAGCCGAACACCAGATGACGCTGGAACAGGGCTCACACGAAGCTGCGCTCGACGTTGCCAAACAGCAAGCCGCCCCGACCCCTCCTGCCCGTGGCTAGCTCGATCAAAGCTGCGATGCAGCAAATGATGAAAGAAAACGCCGAACGCCCCAACTCCGGTCACCGCCCCCCGAACCTCCACATGACCGAAGACACCCACAGGTCCTGCTCCACCTGCCTGCACTACGACAAGAATTTCTGCGACCTCTACGACTACCGGACCCAGCCCACGGAAGTATGCGACTCCTGGGCGCCACTTCCCGAATAGGAGAACTATGAGCGCATTCGACAAACTCGCCGGGAAGCTGGCGAAGAAGAAGGGAAATATGGTAAGTCCGGCATGGCGAAGAAAGCCGTCGCTGCGAGGAGAGGCAAGTGAGCAACTCACAGGCCACGCGCCTCATGCAGGCGCTTGAGTTCTTCAACTCCCGTACCCGCGGCGCAGAGCTGCCCAAGGGCGTCCAGGAGGCCGTACAGGGCCTCCAGAAGGCCTTGGGGCAGCCAACCCCCGGACACGACACCCCCGGCGCGAGAGCGGCTCTAAGGGTCGCCCCCGGCACAGACGGGACCGGAGAGAACTACCGCAAGGCAGCGGTCGGAGTGGACGGACCTTCGCCGGGCCAGAAAGAGGCCAACGGCATCTCGGCGGAAATCCAGAAAGCCGCCGAGGCGATCCTCTCCAAGGGCGGCGAATCGACGTCCACCGAAGCCACCTAAGACTTTCACTCAACACGAATCGACCAGGGACCGCCACAGCGCCAGCCAGGGCCTACGGGTACAGCTACGCGCCAGGGGCAAGTCACAGTCGGGAATAGGAGTACCACATGGCTGACGACGTACAGCCCGCCGATACAGGCGAGGGCCAGGGCGACGCCACCACCGACTCGGGGTTGTATGACCTCGACTCAGTCGCACCCGAGATCCGGGAGCAGTTCATCCCGCATCTCAAGGCAATCGAAGGAAACGTAACCAAGAAGTTCCAAGAGGCAGCCGACTACAAGAAACAGTGGGCACCCTACGAAGAACTCGGTCTGACAGATGTGCAGCCCGATGAACTCCAGGGGCTTTTGGAGTTCGCCAAAATGGCGAACGATCCCGAACAGTTCGGCCAGTGGTGGCAGAACGTCG